CCGGAGTTGCGGAAAGATCATCGGTGGCGATGAATAGTGGGAGGTAGAGAGAGCCGGATTCCTGCTCGTCGTCGGTTGAGCGGTCAGCAATCCCGTTAATATCGACGGGTGTTCCGCCTGCCGGGGTATACGTGACAGTCTCGCCGAAAGCAGACAGGCATTCCGTGTTCAGATCGTCGAAGAGACCCATGTTGGTAAAAGTGCGGGGTGGTTGACACCACCCCGCTAGCTGTGGAGGGGAGAGGAAACTACTTTGTCAGTGCCGCAGCCAATCCGAACGTGCCCGCCGTCGCAACGCCGCCCACGCCATACACATTTCCGGCGTCGGTTGAGTTGACGTCCGTCGCCATGACTCCGCTCGTGCCGCTCAGAATCACGTCACCTCCGGCGTCCGCCGCCACGACGAAACCGTATGTCAGGGCCGTCCCACCGGACCGGTGCTCCGCGTTCTCGAACGCGCAATCCTCGAACTCCAGATCACCATCGAGCGACCCGGTCGCTGCGCGCAGAAACAGCGAGTTTGTCGCGTGCGCCGTATAAAGCTTGATCCGGCAGCGCCGGAAGAGGATGTTCTTCGCGGACGCCGCGCACAGGATGTGCGAGTTTGCCGCCGCGCCCAGCGCGATCCGGTTCGATCCGATCACGCAGTCACGGAACTCGCATTCCTCCGCACCGCTCAACAGTAGGGAGTACGCGCCGGCGACGTCGTTTGTCGCCACGCCCATGCCCAGAATGTGGCAGTTGTCGAACCGGTTTCTTGAGCCGGTCACCTTCAGTGCGCCGAGCGGGGTCGTATCGGCCACGCCCATCCAGATCGACAGGTTCGCGAAGTAGCAGCCGTTCGCCGAGACCTGCATCGTCGGCGTTGCGGAAGTGTACGTCGAGATCGGCGCGATCCGCGAGCGAGACGACATCGACACGCCACTATTCACCCCGATCAGATGGACCAGATCTTTGTTCCAGTCGAGTGTCGCGCTCTGATAGTCAGTCGTGCTGGCTGAGGTATTGCTCTCACCGTAGAGCAGTACGACGTCGTTCTGGTTCGCCGTCGCCGAAGATAGCGCTTTCGCCAGTGTCTTGAAGGCATTCCGCGTGCTCTTGCCGGTGTTGGTGTCCAGGCCACTGGATGGCTTCACGTGCCAGATTTGACCCTGCGTAAATGCCAGCCATGGCGGAAGTTGCGGGAGGATGGGGGTGCCCATCGAGGTCGGGAATTTCGGTCGGGCTGATGCCATTGTTGAGATCTCCTTTTCGATGCGCGGGAGCTGTCAGGCCCCCGCGCTAATCGTCACGATGAGGTTAGGCCGTCACCTTGACCAGGACTTCCGGCCGCTTGCAGATGGGCAGCGGGTTGGACTCCGCCCACAGATCGACTCCTGTGTTGTGTTTCCGTACATCCTGACGGGCGTAGTACGGCAGACCCACGGTGTTCGCGGTCTCAATGAAGTTTCCAGGGGCGAAGACTTCCTTGAAGGTGTTGCCGGTCCCCTCGGGGAAAGCGTGCCCTTCACCGGCAGTGATGGCAGCCCTGGCGGTTCCGTCTTTGTCGGTCCAGGTGGCTCGGTATTCCTCGAACACAACGCCACCAAATTCGAACCGACGACGGTAGTCACCGGACAGCGTTTGGTTGTTGTTCATGAAAGACTGGAAGGCCTTTTCGACCTTCGGGTGCGCAACCAGATCGTCGTAGAACGAAGCGCTGACCAAGCAGTGCACCGCAGTCATGGACTCGCCATATAGGTGATCCTCAACGTGCCGGAGGACTTCGGCGCACTTCCCGCGCACGTCGGTGTCCTCGTCGTCGAGCGCGAAGTCCACCGTCTTGGCGGTGATTCCGAATACTGTGTACAAGTTGCACAGCGTGGAGCCGTCGGCATCCAGAATGATTCCCTTGAGCGCGCCGATGCGCAGGTGCTCGCGGGTCTGGTCGATGGCGTTCTTCATCCGCTGGAGCTTGTCCGCCATGATGTTGGCAGCAGTCTCCAATTCGTTTTCGGAGCCGAACGCACGCACATTCTGGTAATCCTCGGGAAGCAGCACATCCTCGATGGGAATGTGCGGAATCACAAAGGATCGAAGGGACCGCTTGTCGGCCTTGCTCTTGTCGGCCGCAGCACCGCGAGGGCGTGAAGCGATGATGTTAAGCGTCCCGTCCTTCTGCTCGACCAAGAGCGTGGTCTTTGTGATGCCCTCGGGCGTGAAGATGGCCGCCGTCCGGTTGTACAGGTTCGGCAGTTTATTGATGGCCGCCGTCATCGCGGCGAGATCGTAGCCGGTACCGCTGAATGGATTGGTCATGTTACACCGCCTCCAGGTTGTGAATGAGAAGCGCTTCCAGTTCCGCCTTGCCAGCCGTAATCCCGGTCGCGTCGGAACTGCCCCAGTCGAGATTTGCCACGACAGCCGGACCCTTGGTCAACGCCACGGCCGCCTGATTCAGTTTCCGGATCGTCACCGCATACGTAGCATCGGTAACGCTGGAAGTGGCGATAGTGAACGTCTTCGTGGTCGGGACGCTCACGATGGTTGCGTATACGTTCAGTTCCGCGTCGGTCGCACCCTTGACCTCGATGATGTCGCCTATGGCGAGGCCATGGTTCTCGGTTGTCGTTCCGGTCCCCACGTCGGCTGCGTCAACGATGCTGCAATCCAGCGCTTCATTGGCGACGATGGAACTGATGAGCACTCCAGCGGCAGCCGCAGATTTGCCAGTGCTGTCTCCGCCCACGTTGTCATATGGGACGTAGTAATCCGTGAGTGTGGTAGCGAGCCCGATCACTGAGCCGGAGTCGATGTTGACCGGCGCGAGCACACTAATCTCACGTCGGCAATAGTTCGGGGAGCCGAACTCGTCAACGAGCCAGTCGCCCAGATAGCCGCCTTCGGTTTTGGTAGCCATTTAGTTCTCTTTCTTCTGGGCGAGCTTTTCCGCCGCCCGGACAATTGGGCTTTCACTGATGTTGCGAGGGTCAGACTTGGCCGCCGTTTCCGGCAACACATGAGACTGAATGTCGGAGCCTTCGCTTGCTTTCGCGCGCGCATCCTGTAACTGCTTCCGAACGTCATCGATTGACGCTTGTGCGCGGATAAATTCCGAAGCCATCTGAGGAAATTCTGCCAAGCCGCACAGTTCAACGACTTCTACTGCATAGGCTAGGGCGGCGTCGCGATCCTGGCCCTGATTCGGCTCCAGGGGCGGCGCACTGCGCTGAATGTCTACACCAGCAGTCCCCTGTTCTCTTACCTCAACTTCTGCTATAACTCCTGCCTGCTGGAGATCCTGTTCGATCTGCTCTGCCTCCGTCTTCTTCGGCGGCATATTCACCTCCTGCTTTGAAATACGCTGGTCGGCTCGCGCCGCCGAGCGGTTAGGGAAATTCGGATTCTCTATCCTCGCCCGCAAGTCAGTCATCGCATCGGCCAATGTCCCGACCTGGTCGGCAAACCCAACACCCACTCCGTTCTCGCCGAAAAACAGGTTGGCTTCAGTTCCCTTGACGGCTGAAATGCTCATACTGCGGTTGCGGGCGACTGTGCCTGAGAACATCTCGTATACTCGGTTGACCTCCGACTGGAACGTATCGCGCGCGTCATCCGATAGAGGTTCATGCGGATTGCCGTGGACTTTCTTCGCGCCCGCGAAGATATAGGTCGGCTTGACGCCCAGTTTCGCGTTGAAGGCACTCTGGTCGACGTGGAGCATGTAGACGCCGACAGATCCGACGCCTCCGCTCTTAGTGACATATAGACGCTCCGCGGCGCTGGCCAAAGCGTAGGCCGCGCTGAAGGCGTCACCGTCTGCGACTGCGTAGATCGGCTTCTCCCCGCGCTGCGAGTAGATCAGGTCTGACAGTTCGAAGGCCCCGACGCTCTCCCCGCCCGGTGAGTCGACAACCAGCAGAATCCCGCGAATGGCCGGATCCGTCACCGCGTCCATGAATTCGTTCTCGACTTCTCCGTATGTCGTAGGGCCACCGGAGAGAAACTCGCCGGACTGCCGCTTGACCAGCGGTCCCAGTATGCTGATAACCGCGATCTTGTCTTCGGTTAAGAAGTACGGTTTGCGCGCCTGACCCGTATCGCCGGGACCATACGCTTTCGACTCCCCGGCTTCCTCTGCTGCGATGCCAATGCGGGGGCCTATCGCCGCAAGGATGGCCTGCAGTTTGTTCCCCTCGATCAACAGGGGGGCGCCGAAGATCCTACTTGCGAGGTGCGGCAGTTGTTTCATCATCGGTTTCCCTTTCTTGTTGTTCCGAGGGGTTCTGCGTGGTCGAGGCCGCTGCTTTCTGTACCTTGCGCGGGTCGGAATCGCTCACCAGGCCGAGGGCGTCGTCGCGCGCGTTATCCTGCGCGCGCTCCCGGTCGACCTGTTCCGGATCGTAGCCGGTCTCATGAATCTTCGCAGTGCGGCTGCTCAGGCCGTTGCGGACCTCCATAGCAGCCGCTTGGACGTCCTTCAGTGGATCCACCCAGGCCCACTTCGGAGTACGCCACTCAACCGAATACAGGTCGCGCCAACCATCAGAGTTTGTCGGACGCGGCAGGACTCCGGCGAGCACGGCGTCGTTGATCCACCGCCGCCAGACCGGACGGCAGAACTGGAACGCTACAACATTGAACTGAAGCTGCTCGACACGGCGGCGGAATTCGAGCAACGCGGCGCGCATCGACGAGTAGTTGACCTCACGGAAGTCCCAGGTAATCAACTCATAGGGAATTCCGGCTCCGGAGGCAAAGGCGTGCAACATTACCTTCAGGAAGTCCGGGAACGTGGCCGCGGGGTCCGGCGGGTCGTTCCAATTCATCTCATCCCCGCCGATGTCCAGGATGGTGCCCGGTTGGACCTCGGATGGCTGCGTTCCAGCGTCGGCTGTTTCTCCCGTGCCCGTCGCCTCGGGGAACATCTGGTTATCCGGATTAGATAACCGCTGTGTCCCCACAAACATATTGGAGAGTTTCTGCCGAACCAGCACGGCGTCTACGAACTGATCGAGTTCATACAAAGTCACCATGACTGGCGCGAGCCACGGCTGCCCGCGATATTGCCCCGCCCGGAGCGGTTGGAAGCAATGGATGACCTCGGAGGCCGGGACTCGTTTCAGTTGGCCGTAATCATAGGAAAGAGCCATAGCACCAGAGCCCGGATGCTCTGGATACAAGTGGTACGCCTCGCGCTTGCCCCATGGCGTGAACTCGATCCCGGCTCGAATCGGGTTATTCCCGTTACTTGCGTTATGCCGCAGAGGTAGATGCTCGGCCTCCAGCAATTGCAACTGCAAGGGAACGAACAACCCGTCAGACGCCCGCCGCGTCCGGAATCTGCCCAATACTTCGCCGCCCTCAAAGATCTCCCGGAGCGCCAGCGCTTCGAGCCCATAGAAGTCGGTCAGCCCGTTGGAATCAAACTCGTCAACGGAGATAGCCCATGCTTTCTCGATCTGCTTCCTGATCTCTTCGTCCGGGTGGAGTGACTGAGGCTTGATTCCAGCCCCTACGGCGTTCGCGACGTAACTATCCTGCGCACTTTTCGCCCAGCCGTTCTTCCGCACTAGCGCACGCGAGCGGCGCCGCAATTCCTCGCCCTCGGTGCTCAGTAGTTCGTTGATGGCGCTGTTGGTCTCGACCCATGCGGCCAAGCGCCTGCCGTACCCGGAGGCGTCATACCCGCGACCGGTAGAAGCTCCGAGCAGTGCGCGGCTGAAGCCCCGCGTAGCGCGGGCCAGATTGCGGAAATATGACATTGAGAGTTAGAACCCTTTGTTAGAGAACAGCCTTATCTGCCGAACGGCACGCGTGCTGGACGCCACCTGAGCGGCGGCCAGTTCCGCCTCAAGGGCCGCCAAAGCCTTTTGCCGTTGCGTTTCGTCGCGCCGGGTAATCCCTCGGCCCGCGAACTGGACGGACGACTCTGCTTTCGCCGCCTCGGCGCGCACGGCGTCAATGTCGGCTTGGATTGTCGCGATTGCGCGAGCCATTTACAGTGCCATCCTTCCTACGATTCTTCGGCGACTGGGCGGAACGTATGTCTTGTGCGGGGAAGCATCTGGAGATTCATGTACGCGTTTTACTGCGGTTCTGGCCTTCAGTATTTCCCAGTGCCTCTGCTGAAACCGATGCGCCCCATACTCCCATGCCGCAGCCATCGCATAGATCCGCTTATCCAGCCCCTCATTGCGCGCACGGGTCTGCTCCCACTCGGCGACGATTCGCCCCTTCTTGTTCTTCCTCCGCCTTAGTTCCTCGGAACATACCTGCTTGAAATGCTCGTCGCCGTATTCTTCACCAATGGGGTAGTGGCAATACCCTTGCGGGTACGCCAGCCCCTTGCTGCGCTCCTCGTCGGTTGGCCGTCGCTTCTTCAGGTCCGCGTAAAACTGAGCTTTGAAGAAATCGACATTGACGAGACGGAAGACAATGCCGTGATTTCTCTTCTTTCCATGGACCGTACTCTCTACCGCCCGCGGCGCTCCGACGGGCTGCTCGCTTCGGCGGTCGCCCTTGATCGCCCAAATCTGTGGTCGCGGTTGCCGCTGCACCCAGTCGTAAACAAACGGCGTAATCATACCGTCGCCCGAGTCAACGAACATCCGCTCGATGGAGAGTTCGCCGCCAAGCTCGTGCGGGAACGTCTCCCG